CCTGAATCCATAAGCGCTTTATAAGCGTTTACGTCTCCGTCCCTTGCTTTTTTTATTAGCGCTAACGTCATTAAATCTTCCTGACTCATAGTTTCATTTTCGCCTGTTAACGGATTTTTTAAATTCTGATTAACTTCTAACCATTGGCGCGCTATCGTGCTTCGGTTTTTAGATCCTTTTGGGCGCCCGTTTGGGTTTCCGCTTTCGCCTTTTTTAAATTGGTTTAGGTCTTCGTTTTTTATTGCCATTATGCCTGTTTTTTGCCTGTTATATTATCTAACCATTGTATTTTAATTTGGTTTGCTATTTGCGCAGTCATTACAGGAGGCACCGACATTCCAATTAAATACTTTGGCTCTATATTTTTAAAATTGTAGTCCATTGGATAAGTGCCTATTTGTTTATACTCATCATTTGAACAATACCTATCACCGTTATAATGTATCATAATACCGCCGCCACTATCAGCCACTACCGTAGGACTAACTAAGTCTTTGCCTTGTTTCATTGTATTAAATCCGTTTCCTTTTGGATGAACTGAAGCAAGGCTTTTACCTTCAGGACAAATTTTCATATACGGTTTTTGAGACGGTCTTATTACAAAACATTGTTTATTTAAAAATCCTTCATCTAATTCTCCAAATACAATTGGTTTTTCATTAAATTCTAATTTTAATTTTGGTAAATTATATTCTTTTTTGTGTCCTATAAAAAAAACCCTCTCTCGTTTCTGAGGAACGCCCATACTTGCGGCATTTAAACAAAAAACCTGTACATTATAGCCGGCCTCAGTCATTTTTTTAACTATATTTTTTGAATATATTTTAGCATTCCCCTGAATAATTCCTTTTACATTTTCTAATAAAAATATTTTTGGTTTTAATTTTATAATTGTATCGCAATAAACAAAAACTAAATCGTCTAAAGATTGCTTTGTTTGTCCCTCACGAAATACTTTTTCCTTTCCCCATGCTTTTTCCCTACTGCCTGCCATTGAAAAAGTTGAACAGGGCGGGGAACCGTCTAATATATCAAGGTTGAATAATTCTTTTGGTAAATTCGTTTTTTCGTTGAATTGTCTAATGTCTTCAGTAAATAAATATTTTGGTTCGTGATTTGTTTTGTAAATATCGGCAATTGGTGGGTCAATTTCAACGCCCCCTAAGTGATTAAATCCTGCTAATTTATAACCCATTGTTGAACCACCGCCACAAATAAACGTTCCGAATACGTTATAATTATTCTTTTGAATATTTGCGCTTGGATAGCCATTTGATAAATTCCACCTATAAGGAAATAAAAAATTACTCATTGCCTAAAAGTTTATAAACTGCTTGTTCAGGTGTAGCGGCTATTTTGCTTAATTGGTCCCGAACTAAATTATAATCGTCCTCGGTATATTTTAATTTAATAACCATTTGATCGTCGTATAAATCAACGTCAATTTCTTGATTTTTACCTGAATAATCTATTTCGTTATTTTCAAAGTTTGGAATATTTAAACCCCACTCGTCTAATTTGTCCGTGTCCCACTCATTAGCTAATAAATCCCAATCCCACTCGCCGAACCCTACGTTGTCCTTAACTATAAATTCGTCTTTTTGTTCCTCGGTTAAATCCTGAGCCTTTACAATAAAAATTTCTTTTAATCCAATTTCAATACAGGCTTTTAAACGCATGTTTCCACCCAACACAATGTTATTTTCATCAACTACGATAGGGCGTAATTCCAACATTTGCGGAAATTCCTGAATTGACTTAATTAATTTTTTAAATTTGTCGTCTTTTATTAATCGTGGGTTTTTCGGGTTCGTTTTTACGTCCGATATTTTAACTTTTTTAACTTGCATAAAATAAATATTCAAATAATTTAACAATAAAATAAATAGCTGTTACTGTTATAACCCGAACAAACGAATTAACAACGCCTGTTGTCGTTTCAAACCATCTTTTAAGCGTTATTGTGTCCATCCAAAATAAAGCGGTTAAAATCAATCTATCAGCGAAATAAACGCAAGTAAACAACGGTAAGAGTAAAACCCCTACCGTTATTTTTAAAATTTGTATAATTCTAATTTTTGTTTTTGCTTTCATTTTTCAAAATTACGTTTAATTTTCAATATTTTTAAATTCTTTGAATTTAGACTTTGAAACGTACACTAAAAATTCTTTGTCGTTTGTGGATCCTTCACGCTCAACGCGACCGCCTTTTTTTAATTCGCCTGTTATATCGTCCGTTTTAATGTAGACTAATTTGTCAAGGTATTGAATAAATAAATACGTCGGTAAAAATTTATTCGCTTCCTGCATTTTTACCAATTTAATACAACTAACAATTTTAGTCGGGTATTTTTCAAAATCTGTATTATATTTTTTAATTTCAATAAACGCCTTTCCTGTAATTTCGTAATCTAGTCCGAAACGATCAAGTTTTTTAAATTCGTTTTTTCCTGCTATTTTTTTAATTATTTCAAGTTCGTTTAGTAAATCGTTTTCAGTTTCAAAAATCATTTGTTTTCGTTTAAAAATTTACCTATTTTTTCCAATGTTTTTGAGTGTAACCCCTTTTCCGTGTTCGTGTATAAATATAACCAAAGTTGGTTTTGGTGAACGCCTGAGCGAACGGCAAACATATTTAAACTAATTGCTTTTTTTTCCATATACGCCAAAATTAATTTTCTTGTTTCAACGTTTATATTTTGTAAATCCTGCGCTTTCATATTAAAACGGTAAATCGTTATCGCTATCGTCAACCATTATAATTGGTTCTTTAACTGCCGTTCCAACTGCGTTAATTTGCCAACCTTCAATTGTATTAAAATACTTTATTTCACCTGTTGGGCTTTTCCACTCGCGACCGCGTAAATTAATGCTTACTTCTACTTGGTCGCCTATATCCTCTTGGCTTATTAATTCCGTTTTATCCTGTGTAAATTGCACTGTTATAAACTGCGGGTATTTATCCGCTGTTAATATTACTACATCCTTACTTTTAAATTTTTCGCTTACTACTCTAAGCGCTCCAACAAAATGGATTTTTCCCGTTACTTTCATTTTTTTCTGTTTTTATTAGTTAAATAATCATGCGCCCAAAAGCCGACCGCGAGCCATCCGACAACTATTGCCGGAATCATTAAAATTATTAGAATTATATTCATAACTGTTTTATTAATTTGTCGTAATACTCTCGACATTCTGTAATTCGTGTTTTAATAGCTTCGATAACAACGTCGTCTTTTGCTATTTTAAACGTTTTTAAGCGCTTTTCTTTTGGTATATGTCCAAATGTATGTTTCGATTGTACAAACGCTCTTAAATCCAAACTTTCTTCAATTAAACTTTGTTTCCAATGTTCTCGCCTTATTTCGTCCTCAACGATTTGTAAAGGCGTATCTATTAAACAATAGCAAAGTAGCGCTTCGGTTTTTCCCGTTAGCCACATATAGCCTTGTAATTGATAAAAATAATCTTTGTTTTTTAATTCAGTATCGAAAAATGGAAACGTTGTAGCGTCCCAACTGCTCTTAACGTCTAATAAAATTTCGTTCGTGTTTACGTCCGGCGTTCCTGTGATCCAATCGTTTGTAAAATGTTCCTCGTTTTTATACAAAAATCCTGTTTCTAAAACGTCGTTACAAAGTGAAATTGATAATTCTTCAACCTCGTTTCCTTTGTCGGTGTAACGGCTCGAAAATTCTTTTCGTATTCCGTAAACTTCTGTAATCGCTAATTCCTGTAAATAACTTTTAGTCGTTTGGCTTAACGCCTCCCCTTTTGATTTTGGGGAGGTCATTATTTTGCCAATTGCCGAGCATCTTATTTTCATTGCTCTAATGTTTTTAAAGTTATTGCGTCCCATTGATCAGCGGTTAATTGAAAATTTTCTCCTAATTCCTTAGCGGTGTAATCGCCTGCGCCTATCGCGTTTAACGCTTTTTTAAATCTACTATCGTTTATTGCGGGTTTCTTTGCCTCAACTTTGATTTGTTCGCCTCCTGCGTCTGTATCCTTGTCGCTAACAACGCCCAAAATCGAACTAATGCAGTAACGACGCAAATAAGAAATTGCGGACCCCAAAACCTGAAAATCATTCATGCCTTTTAACGCTACATTTTGCGGTATTGCCGTTTTGCTTTCGATTGTTTCCCCGCTTTCAACGTGAAAAACGATCGTTATTAATTCCGTTCCGTTGATCAATTGCGTAAATCCTAATCCGTGTTTTTTTAGTAGTGGGTTTATTACCTCGAAAATTTTTGGTAAATCGGCGTAGGTATATCCGTAACCCTGCGTCGCTTTGTGAATTGTCGGTACTTCCTGTTGAAATTCCGCTAAACTTTTAAATAAGTGTTTCATTTTTATTGGTTTTATTGGTTAATAATAAGCGCGTTACTGAGTCGCGCCCCTCATTTTTTTATTTTGCTATTTTGAAAATTGGAGCCATTGAATACTTACCTAATAAATAAACAAACTCTTCGCCGTTCCAAACGTTTACTTTTTTGCGTACAATTTCGCCGTGTAATAAAGCGGTAACAAAATTTCCCTTTCGTTCAATTACGCTTGCCGTCCATTTACAATTGCTGTCGCATACTGATGTTGCTGTTAAAATGCTTCCTTTAGTTATCATTGTTTTTAGTTTTAATTGGTTAATTGTTTTACAAATATAATACTTTATTTTAATATAGCAAGAAAATAAAGTTTTTTTTTTAATTTTTTTTTTGAGTATAAAAAAAGAGGGGCCGAAACCCCCGGGGGGTTTTACAGGCGGGTGTACAACCCTGTAACCTGTGTAAAAATTCTTTGTAGTTGATCGTTGTAAATACCCTCAACGTTTTGTTTGATTTTCAAATTAAAATTTTTGTCGATACTGAAAAATTGCATATCGTACGTGTCCATAGCGTTTAAAGTAATTGTTAAATATTGGGCGTTTGCTTTGTTACGGGTTAACTTCATTTTGATACCGTTTTGTAAAGCGATAAATTGTTTTGATCCGGTCATTACTGCAAATCTATTGCCTCCCATTTGATCTAAAATTGTTTTTGCGATTTCCATTTTTTTACTGTTTTAATTGTTTCACATTACAAATGTAAAACTTTATTTTAATATAACAACTATAAAAACAAATTATTTTTATTTTTTTTTAATTTTTATTTGTTTCGGATTCTGAAAACCTTAATTTTTCCTTGTAAACGCTTATGATTTCTTTTAATTCGTCCCTTGAAAATTTTATTTCATCGTGTGCTTTTCCCTGTAGATTAATTAAACGATCAACCCCAATACGTTTTTGGATCCCTATTTGATAATTTAATAAATTGCCGTGTAAATATTGATTACAGTAAACGCATTGCCCGTGTACGTTGTCCTCGTTAAACGTTACCGCTTTATGTCCTCCTGAACTGTAATAATGTCCGGCATCGAATTTTTGCCCCAAATTAGAACCGCATGAAATACAACCTTTTTTTCTGTCGCGGTTTCTAATAAACGAATTAAAATAAGTCTGCGCTAATTTTGTCAACTCCTGAACAGTTTGTAATTTTTCCTTTATTTCGGTTTTCCGTTTTTTCCACTCTTTTAATTTAGTGGCTTCAATCCAAACTTTTATACACGGTTCATCTAAACAATATTTTTGATTAAATTTTACAGGTTCAAAACCCGCCTTGCAATTTTTACATTTTTTCATCTTAAAAATTATTAGCTTCAATTTCGTTTTCTAAATCCTTAATTTTAAATTTTAAATCTAAGTTTAACCGCTCCAAACGGTACGCTGATTGCGAAAATTCGCGCGCTTGTTTTTCCAAAATTAATAAAGTCGTTAAAACCTCGCTTAATTCGTTTTCGGTTTCCTGCATTGAATTTATTAAATCGGTTCTATGTTCGTTTTTTTGCTCGATTTCTTCACGGCTAATTTTTAGCTTTAATAAAGTTTTTCTTAAAATAGCGTTTGCGCTTAAAATTTGTAATTCCATTTTTTCTAGTTTTTATTGGTTTATATTATTTTATATTATTTGTTATTTCGTCCCAAATATCTAATTTTTTTTGAACTTTAAATAAACTACTTTGTTTTGGTCTGTAATTTTTTAAAGGATCCACGCTTTCGACTTCAAAGCCTACGCCGTAATTATAATTACAAAGTACGGGAAAATCTAATTCCGTATGTTTTCCGCCGGTGTCCGTATCTTTTATTTTTTCAACGCTTACCATTGTTAAAAATTTCATCGTTGGATGTTTTATTAGCCGGTGGATTACAAACATATCATCGCAACGGTTTAGAAACGCTTTACCGCCCTCAACGTGGTCTTTTAAGGGACTTTTTAAATGTCCTTTCCACTCGTGATTTTCAGGGTATAAATTACCACTACGTCCGCTTTCGCTCGTTGGGTGCGTATTAATGTAAATTGTTTTCCCTGTATCGTTTACAAATTGGCGCGCCATATTTAAAAACCTGTAATTGCCCTCGTAATTCATTTCTCGATCAAGTCCCGTAAACGGATCAATTAAGCAAGCGTCCGCGTCTGAGTTTCTGAAAATTTCTAATAATTCCGTAGGTTTATAAAGTTTTGAATTATCTATAAACGTAAACGACTGTTCTAAATACGTTGAATAAGTTAAAATTTCGGATTCGGTTAATTCCTTAAATGGTCTTCCTGAATACATTTGGATCATGTCGCGTAAAATTTGCCCGTGCTGATTTTCACCGCTCCATAAAATAAATTTTAAATTATTTGTCAAACTCAAGGTTAAAAAATACCACGTAATCCAATAAGATTTTCCGACGTTGTCGTGTCCCAAAATTATGTTAAGTTGTTTAGGTTTAAATCTTAAATGATTATCGAGCGGGCAACCGATTTGCAAGCCTTGTTTTATTTTTCCGTTTTTATAATCCAATAAATAATTTAATCCTGAACCGCTTTTAATTAGCATTTTTTTGATTTTTTAAAGTTTCTTCGTTTTTTGCTATTTGCGCCATAACGTTTCGATAAAGTGCATCGTCTGAACTTTCGTAAACGGGTTTTTGCACCGCGTCCCGCTTCAACCAATTTTTAGCGGTTAAAAATAAACTAGAATAATTTTTATTGGATTTGAAATTTTCGATATTATCCAAAACGTTATTTATTTGTTCCGCTGAATAATCAACCCTTAATTTATCAAACTCATAAACAGTTAATTTTAAATGTAAAAATTTTCTATAAATATTATTATTATTTTCATTATCATTTACATTAACATTTACATTAG